TCATCAGACAACAAAGCCACATCATAAGTTTTATCCTCTTGTGTATATTTCCACATTACAATTCATCTCCATCATCGTCCTCAACATCGAACTCAGCGCCATCAGGACTAGCATACTCTACAAGATCTAAGACTTGCATAGCTTGTAAGTCAAGTCCTTTATAAACAGTGCCGTTCCAAGTAGACTCCCACTCTTTGTATTGCACCTTAACCTTTGAACCATTACCAACAGCTACATTCATCGGTTGCTTGTGCTTGTCTAAAAGCTTTGGTGCTGAACGGATCATACCGTTTGGCCCATTAACTTTACGCTTGATAAGAAGTGCTGGGCCTTCTTCCATATCCTTGACAGTGAAGCCACGCGACCTAAAGTCATTTGCAACTTCTTCATCAACAACAAGGTTTACAGTATACACCGGAGTAAAGGTTGTATTCGGTGTGGTGACTGAAGCCCAATATGCAACGCCTTCAACAAGTGCCATAAATAAATCTCCTAAGATTTGTTAAATAGAAAGGTAATATAACGCGGTATACAACTACAAACATAATCTTCAGTCAAAGTAACTCCCTCCTTTTTTGACGTTAGATTAATCCAACTGAGCATATTCTTCATTGTGTCTGGTGACGGTAAGTTAGCACCTAGACCCATCACAAAAGCACGACAAAGAGCATCCTCAACATTAAAGACCTCATCATCCATTAATCATAATCCCCTGATAGGATGGTCATCTTCACAAGATCTAACAAGAGATTAAACTTCTCCATCTCTATATCAGATACTACTCTTAGATCTTCTCCTGTATCAACAATAAGAATAAAAGGATATCTTAAAGTTTCTTCACCAGAAGAATCTTCTAATTTCGTAAGACCTTCAGTAAGCTTTTCATTTAAAGACTTTGACTTGTCTTTATTGAAGTTGCCTTGTATTACTTTCAACGATCACCTCCTGATCCTTGAATCACTCCACGCTCCGCACGACTCTGGAGCTTGGACAGATTGTACTGTGCAACTTCAGAAAAGTCAACCCCATTATCTCTTAAAAGCATTGCAAGATTCCAGAGTACATCACCAGCCTCTGAAACTATATCATGCCTATCTATTTGTTTGTCATCTCCACGCAACATAGGCTTGATAAACAGATCAGATAACTCTGCTGACTCTACCATCAAAGATGCAATAGGATAAAACTTATCTTGATATAAAGCTGTTGTTCCTGCTCGTGCTTGATACTCATCGAATGTCATGTTAAGCTCCAAATATCTTTCCGACTAAACCGCCTAGTAACATTACTGCCGCAATAGTATTAATCATTATGAGCGCACGATCACGCCACATAAATCCTACGACAGCCCATAAAGAAGTTCCAGCAAAGCTTAAAAGCATATCATATATCTGTAGCTCTGGCACTCCAGTACTTCTTAAAGAGATAGCAACAAGCAACCAGATACTAGCAATCCATTTAAGATGCCAATCTAATGTTCCTTTAGGTGTCGCACTCTTAATGATTCGATTGCTGTGTTTAATTTCTTCAACCGAATATTCTTTACCTTCATCCGATACAATAGTATCATTAATCACTTTCTAACTCCTTTATTAACCAGCCTAAATAGACCTGCGCTTTCTTGAGATCTTCTATGCCGTTCTTGTACTCGTACCTCCAAAGGTATTTCAAGCAGTTGCCTTTGAGATAGCCTTTGAATTCTTGTGGGTGCATTGAAGCTCTGATAGCTTGTATGGCTTCAATGGCCCCCTTGTTATAATGATCTGGTTTGTTTACCACATCATGTTTATCTTCAGGATGATAAAGCTTCCCATAAACTGTTTTATCTTTTCTAACACTATCCCATTCTTCTGGTGTTACATCATCAATGCTCATAAGTATCCTCCGTCTTTGAGATACTGCCCGATTATAGTACCAATAGAAAAGAAAGTCACGATAACTAATGCACTTAAATACTCAGGAGATGTTTTTATCAGCAACCAAGTTCTTTTCAACATAAAACCTCCATAGTTTTTCAATGGGATCTAAGCTGTCTGCGTTCATCACAAACCTTTCTCCATAGCCAAAGTCTTTTTTGTAAGCTTTTTCAAAGAAAGTTTTTCTGCCTATACAGCCGTGTAGTTTTAAAATTTCAGGGTCATCAGTTGCGCCATAAAGAACTGCAACTTTAGCCGCAAAAGATTTTTCAGTGTCAAAGATCAAAGGCCCATTAGTATGTGAGCTACATTTAACATCTACTGATATTTCACCCAACCAAAAATCTATACCTCCATCAGACAAAACATTCACAACGGGCAGGGGTAAATTAAACAGACGGGCAAATAAAAACTCTGCCTTGAAAGCGAGTATATTATTTTTAGTTCTGGTGTCCATGCCTTTTTTATCTGTCATTCTTGGAACAATACCCTGCATTTCACAAAGCCTAACAGTATCCTGTCCCATCAGAATAGAGTCGTGGTGATCTTTGGCGGTTAGTTTGAAATACATCCTACCCCCTTTGTCCACCGCATGGGCCTCCCTTTTTGTAGCCAATCAAAGAACTTGAACTCATAATATTTATTGTATTCCGTCACAGTGTTAGAGTCTTTGAACTCATCTGGCATACACTGGGGCGGGTCAATAAACCCAGAGCTTTCAATGTTTTGTGGAGCCTTGCTCGTAAAGAACTTTAACTTATCCCAGCTTTTGTGGTTGTGTTTGAAGCGCCTTTCAAACTCTAGGCTAAGTGCTTCAAAGTGTTCGTATAACCATTCATAATGTTCTTTACTTTGTCTAGCCCACACAGTGCTAGGATGATTGACATGGGCCGCAAGATAAAACTTATCGTCGTGATTATCAAGCACCCAGCGTTTAGCTTTACGGCCTGATTCAGTTCGGCCCTCGACAAGATTACCATCAAGGTATCGGTGTGCCGTAGATAATATTTGTGCAGTCTCTAGTGGCATCTTAACAACGTGCTGGTCGCATAAACTTTCTGCGGCCTTGCGTGGACATTTACTGCGATAAAAGATATTCATATATTTATAAACTCTCTATTTATAATAGTTGCGATATGCACAGAGCCTCCCGTTTGATACTGATAGACACTAGCTAGTGCATCAACCGCCTTTAAAAGTAAGCGACTACAATCAGGGGCATCATCCACTAACATAAATTTTATTTCATGTAAAAGTTCTACTTCGTTACTGCTCTGTTCGTCGCCCTTGTAAATTCTTATAATTGCATCATAAGCAAAATTATTTAATTCTTTAGTCTCCATGATCTCTCCAGTGATAGTCAGCTTCATTTATATAATCACAAACAAGATCAAACATATAATCCATGTTGACCCAGCTAGTGATGTCAACTCCGTGCGATTTAACTGAAACAATTTCAACTAATTTCTCCTCATCACCATGATTTACAAATTCTATTTGAACATCTGTTGTCATCCAATCACAATCAAGCTCTGCTTCCATGACTTGATTGCCATACATACTAGCCGTCCCCATGAAACACCTCCTGATATTCAACCATATATTCTAATATTCTAATAGCCTGTCTAGTCGCTGACTCTTTACCCTCAAAATAGTTTGCAAGGCTAGAGTTTTCGCCATACATCTTTGCGTATCTGCGCCGTGCTTTTATTGAATCCGCACAGTTATTTCTAAGATGATCGCGCCAATTATTAGCCAACTCAATACTATTCATAATACTCATTCCCAAACCCTCCGTGGGTAAATAAAGATATCAGTAATAACATTTTCAGACTTGAGCTTGTCTGCATCGGCCCTTGCCATACTCTCTGTTTTGTAGAGATCAAGTGACCTTTCATTTGCAACCGTATCAAAATACTCTACAACCCAAACAATTAATCCTTCATCGCCCATAATAATCTCCTAAAATAAATACAACGCATATGTACTACACTTCTTTAGCTCACCGTTCAACCCAATATAGATTGGTAACGAGCTACCCATATTAATCTTCATTTCTTTTTTATTCTTAGCCACCAGATACTCAATACCTTCATCGGCTTTGAAGTCTTTTAGTCTTTTAACGTGTCGCCAAATAACCATACCGCCGCTGTTGTTTTTGTAGGGAGTTACATAATACATATTACTTTCCTCTGTGGTTGTTGATCCATTCTTCAACGGTGTCACCAGACTTGGCGGCATCGTCCCAGAATTTATTTAAGTCTTGCATAGACCATTCGCTCTGTTCTTTATGCAAGCAATCAAGAATAAAAGAACAATAGTCCTCGTCATTCATTGCTGACCTGACTAGCCTATGAGTATTAATCATTTTTTCTTGTCGCTGTTTCATACAGTCACCAAACAAAAAGCGCCCCGAAGGACGCTGTAGTTTTTAATAGTAGCCTTCACGCACTCTGTGAAGCACATTGAAGATCTCTGATGCAGAAAAGTGTAACTCTTTCAGCTTCTGGGCCAAGCCCCCATAATCAGGATTAGGCTTGAGATAAATATAAAGCTGAACAAGAGATTCAACATCAACATTATCAGGCCGCGATACGGAATACATCAGAGTTCACCACACGGCGTACAACATCTTGCCGCTTAGTATTAACGG